ATAGGTTCAACTGATGGTGATGTTCCGGCAATAGATGATGAATTAGCATTAGGGGCAATTGCCAATAGATTAGCATTACGTCGTCCTGTACCTTCCATGTCAGGACATTCCCCACGTTCATCACCTAAAGTTAAGGACATAGATGCAGCACGTTCTTTAATAAGTGAGAATACTTCTTCATTTAATTCAGCCGCAGCTTGTGACTCAAACGGTATAGAATTTTTCATTAATAGGTTATGCCAACCCATTGCTCCTATACCAATACTTCTTTCCTGTGATGCAGAATATTTTGCTTTAGATATTTCATCAGGGGCATTGTCAATAAAGTATTGAAGTACATTGTCTAAGAATAACGTGAGATCCTGTACCAATAGGGAATCTTTCCATTCATCATACATCTCTAGGTTTAATGATGATAAACAACATACAGCTGTTCTTTCTTCATTTGTTGGTAATGTAATCTCAATACAAAGATTAGAACCACGTGAGAATAGACCTTTATCCTTTTGTGTTTGTGGATATGCACTATTAGCAGCATCAATAAAATAGATATAAGGTTCACCTGTACGATAACGTGTTTCTAGAAGAGTTTCCCATAACTCACGTGCCTTTACGACTTCTGATATATCTTTTGTTTTTGGATCAACCAAGTTCCAATGCATATCTTGTTCTACAGCTTCCATAAATTCATCAGGTACATTAACACCATGATGGAGGTTTAAACACTTTCTATTAACATCACCAGTAGGGATTCTTAGTGACATAAATTCCATAATATCAGGATGTGATATATCCATATAAGCAGCATAAGACCCTTTACGAGTTATACCCTGTTTATATGCAGTCATATCAGCATCAACTGTATGAAGAAAGGGGATTGGGCCAGGTGCTATATCAGATACAGATCGTACATCAGACCAATGACCACCTACACCACCACCTTTAACAGATAACCATCTTAATTCGGATGTATGATCAATAAGACCTTCGAGTGTATCAGGTACATATCCAAGGAAGCAGGAGATAGGAAGACCCTTTACCTTTTCATCTTTTTGTGGCGCGTTAGATAGTATTGGTGATGAGAACATAAACCAGTTTTTTAGTACATAGGAATATATACGTTCTGCTAGCTCTGTATCTCCATCGGAGAATGCGTATGATGTTCTTTCAAATGCTTCTTCAGGAGTTTTTTCATACTCCCTCATATAATAATCTTTAAGTAGTTTTAATGATTGCTCAGTCAAATTCAAAGTGGTAACTCCTAATTATATATTAATGATATAGTTATATATACTTAATTATTTACTCCCAAGATCCTGATTTTCTAGGTTTGGTTCTTTTTATTTTCTTGGAGTTCTTATTCTTACGTTTCTGTCTGAACTTAGTATCTTCCAAACTCCATTCGTCTTTCTCTTCTTTATATTTTTTCATAGTATAATGTATTACCTACCTCTCTGTATAGATCTCATAGCTCCTGTTGTATCATCTTTAAGAATGATTGTATTCATTGGTTTAGTTTTAGCATAATGATATAGTTCCTGTTGAGTCTCATCTTGAAGATTAAGATACCTAGACCATCTCTCAAACTTAGATCTTCTTTTATCAAATCTACGGAATACTTTAGATGGAACTGTAAAGAGTTTAAATTTGTCTGGTTTCTTTTTAGGTTTTCCTGGTGTCATATCTACGTTATCGGCACCTACTGAATTACCTATTACATCTTCTTTTAGATATTTAAAAGCTTCAACTTCTGTAATATTTCTTTCTTCTTTAATAAGAAATAATGCAGCTGCATATGATGCAATCTTAGAATCACCACCCGGTAATTTCTCTAGAAGTCTTTTAACATTAAATACCATCCGATGGAAATAAGTATATGCGTATTTCTCATCTGAAGATTTAAGATCTCTTAACTTTTTAAGCTGTTTACCCTCGTCATCTATAATACCTTCTTTAAACGCATCCATATCTTCCCATGATGTAGTAAGAATCTTAATGAATCTATATGTGTATATAAGGTCGATTGTTTTACTCATTTATATCTCTCTTAACTTATTAACCACTATAGGATCTAGTGGTATTTCTATTTTTGTATCATCTGTTATATAATTAAGAAATAACAAGAATGATTTTAATGTAGGGTAATACCTATAATGTATCTTAAAGAATAATAGGTTAACACCACACTCCACTCCAAATACATTACAGAATATAATAATATGATTTAGTATCAATCTCTCTTGAAGATCGTCATTCTCAAAATACCTTTTAAATAATGTCTTTATATACTTTACCCGTTTTAAATCTGAGTAAAAGTCAGAAGTATTATTAGAATGATGATTTTCATAATGTCTAGCTGCATATAATATTAAGTTATCTTCATTTATATTCATTTAGTATATTAAGGACTCCACGCTAGTATATAAGTAAGAAACCCTGTTATAATCGCAGTCATCGCAACCCAGATTAATTTATGTACTGAATCAACAGTTCTTGTATTTAAACCTACACATTTCTCAAGTGCTACTATTCTATCTTCTATTTCATCAATAGACTTCATTACATCTCTTTTATCTTCTTCCAGCCCTATAACCTTTTCTTCAGTACGAGCGAACGCAATTAGTAGGTCAGCCACTTTATCTATCTTTTCTTCTATTCTATCCAATCGTCTATAGTCTGGGCATGTACCGCTATTAGTCATTTAAAATTATCCTTATATCTGGTATCCATTTACGGTATTTCCTCGAGGAGACATTACCCTCAACTATAACATAATTAGGACCTAGTAGTGTTATATTGCCATCTTCTGTGACATTCTTCATTGCTACATTATCTCCTACATTATATAAAGAGCCTGTTATATAAGCATCACGTTCTGGATCTGGTTTAAACGTAATATTGCGTCTAAACTTTTTAGATTCAGATAATCCCATACCCTTTCGTACATCATTAAATAACTTTTGAGCATCTTTAAATCCTTTAGGTATACCCAATTGAAACTGATCAAAGTTATTAGACACTGCTGCAGCTCTCATTTTAGATGCAGACATACCTTCAACACCTTCAGCATCAGGATCTCTTTCACCTGCAGATACTACGGATATTGTAGAGAAGTCATAGAATCCATGTCTAGCTTCCTTACCGTTATATTTTGATAAGAGGGCCTTAAACTCTGGTATTCTATCAGAACCTACTACCATTGTTACTTTACGATAACCTTTATTATAAAGGGAAACAGCAATATCAAATACATTTTTAATCTTCTTATCCAGAATAATAGATCTAGCATGCTTAGGATACATTTTACGCATCCATTTGATCTTAACAGTATATTCTAATGGGTTCTTCTTAGCATCAAATGATTGGGAAGCATATATAAAATATTTAGAAGACCCAGCAACTTGTCCTACCTTATTACATAACTTCTCATGTCCTGTAGTAGGAGGATTAAACCTCCCAAAAGTAAAGATGGCTGTCTCATCTGTAGCTTCTACTATATACTCTTTAAACGATAGTATCATTATAGATCTCTATTTTCCAGCTAAACGTTGTGCTTCAGCTTTTCGTACAGTTTTAAGATTCTTACGGACTAATGAGTTAATTAGACCTTGCTTATTTTTAATATACTTAGCGAACTTATCTCTTTCCGCTTTGGTTGTTTTTCCTGTAGATGCTTGCCCACCCTTCATCTGAGCTCTGATTGTGTTTAGTGCTATTTTTCTAGCCCTAGACTGTACAGCTGATTGAGAAGCTTTCTTTCCCATAGCGATCTTTCGTTTTCGCGCCATCATAGGAGCTCTACGTTTCATTGATAGTGAAATAGCACGAGCACCTTTAACACTTAATGATTCAGATGCCATATCAAAATCAATCTCTTTTAATATAGTTTTTAACGTTTTCATAGTACTCCAAAGTTGTCTGTTTATTAGGTCATTAGTATTATTTATAAGATTACTTCTGCCAACCTTTAATTATGGAGGTTGAAAAATTATTAGTAGAAAATTCCATTCTGTCAACTAATTTAACAGCACCACCAGTTAAGTTATCAATAGCAACATAACCTTCAGCACCTGTTACCTTAAACCCTTTTGAAGTTTTAACAAAAGTCTTAGTATCCTGCACTTGTGACAACTTCGCTATTAGCATTTCTTTAGCGGCTACAAGTTCATTCTGAAGATCGAACATTAGAGTTAAACCTTTCTTATTAGCAGGTGAAAAGAATTTCATAACTTCATCTCGTTGATCGGACTTTCTACTCTTACCCTTATCGGACTTTAACTTATCTATATCTTTTTGGTATTTGTTTTGTATCCATAACATGAGTTCTTTAACATGTTTATCCGCGTCGATTATTTTCTCCGCTTGACGTACCTTTGTATTATTAAAGGTGTTTATAGCTCTATTAATCTCTTCATTTTCAGATACTTCTTTTAGTATAGTTGCTGATATTTGGCGAAATATAGTACCTGCATTAGACAAGAACTCTGTAACCGTAGCCGTATCTTTCTTAGAAAATGTAGCTACTCCTGTTAGATTAGGTAGATCTGCAGATTTAGACCATACAGACTTTACTTTCTTTAGAGAATTAATATCAACACCAAACGATGCTTTCATTGATTCGAATGTAGAACCAGTATAAGATGTATGCCACACAACACCTATCTTAGCATTTAGTACATCAGTAGCTTGCTTTTTAGGTATAGCATATACAATTGTATTAGGGTGGAATGTTATATACTTCTCAGAGTCTATAGTCTCTTCTTTGAGATCTGCAGAAGTGAACATAATGTCACCTTGTATAACACCTTTAATTCCTAACTTCTTTAATTCAGTATAAGCTATCTTTAGCTTAGCTGATAAATCACCCGATGTATCTGCTTCTATATCATTATAGGATTTATATACTTTAGGATTCTTGTTAAAGATACCTTTCTTAGCGACAAAGAATTTTCCATCTGATGGGTCAATACCAGCGAATACTGCAGGAGCTCCGTCCCATTTAACAGTAACAGAATGAGAACCAGAATTGTTTCCGGAAAGCATATCTCTTAGAGATCTAAGGGCATTGATAGCAGCTCTTGTACCCTTTACTCCACCATCAAGGACTAGATCCTCAATGTGAGTCATATGGGTATTTTTAGCTTCTTTCATAAAAATCTTAAAATTAAGCATAATACTATATTCTACAAATTAATAATACTTATTTATACTTAATCGTTTCTCTCTATATTAGATCTAACTTCTTTTAAAATATCAGCAAAATCGAGACGAAGTCGCTTCTCATCAATCTTATTAGTCCTTAAACCATCCTCCATGGTTGATAATAAGGATACAAAGGATTTCTTTATATTGAGCTTTGTAGGTTCTACCTCTGGATGGGGATGTGATGCACATGCAGGTCTCGGAAATAGAAGAGCTGCCATTAACACAAACCCAAGTAGAAAAGGTACAAACATATTGAACACCCAAAACTTTACATCATTTCTATATTTCATCATTATATCCAGTAGTCATTATATCATTAGGGTCATTAACAACCGTACCGCATGCATCCTGTACAGGCCACTCACGAATCCTATCTTTGAAATCCCATATCATTTTATCTTGTTTAGGAGCTTCTACTATAGTTCTAGAACCTTCAGGAAACATAGTGTCTTTAACAACATTAATAACATAAGTATTTTCTTTTACTTCAGTAATAATACCAGCTACATAAGCATCAGGTCTATTAGGTATTGGTTCAAAATCAAACGCTTGAATCCAATCATTAACTTTCATTTCCATACTATCCTCCTATTGAAGCAGTTGTTATAAGATAAGTCCCCATACTAAAAAACCATTGGAATGTTAATACAGGGTCGAATGTAATTTCTTTATCTATTAAATTAATTATCATACTGTAAGTATACTACATTATATCGTAATTGTCAAGGTTTTTCTTACATTCTCTCCGACTTTTTTTGTTTAATAGTCGTTTGATAAACCGACCGGTTCCTGTATGCCAGTTATGTCTAGAATGCCATTTCTTTGAAGTCCAATCCGCAATTATGTCTTTCTGATGCATATATTATCCTCGTAGTAGTACATTAATTTATTGTGTAGTATTCATACACCTCTAAGTCCCATTTAAGAGTAGAGTATGTTTCCATACCCTCTTCAGTAGGTTTAGGTATCCTAACCCATGGAAGCTTTGTATTCCTATATCTTACAAAAATGTTCTTACACTCAATCCAATCATTATCTAACTTTTCTATCATTTTACTCATAATCAAACTCCTCTGTTACTTGGTGTTGCTTTAAATGCAATATATCCATAGAACAGTTCAAAGATATCATTATCCTTTTTATGTTGTTCTACAGCTTTTTTGTTGTACTCTGGGACCCCAATATCCTCCTTTACGTCCCATTTCTTAAGAATATCCTCAATTACAAGATATGTATTTGGCATTTCTACCTCCTTTTCTAACTCTTATAACATATTATAACATTCTCCTTACTTAATGTCAAGAACTCATTTCATTTATTTTTTGTTAGAGCCTCCCATGATATAGGATATAGTTTTGACATTACCCTATCCCATTGTTTAGCTAACTCACGAATCTCTAACTGTGCAGTAGGACTCTTCCTTAAATTATATGCTCTTGCCCACGCCATTAATGAGCCTGTTACATAATATTCAGTTAACATAGACTGAGGTAGAACCATACGTGCTTGTTCTGGACATACACCAGATTCTAGCAGTTCAGTATATAATTGCTCTGCCTTAATNAGATATGTGTGATAATTGTCTGTAATAGAATTGGAGGATTTAAGATTCCATAGATAATCCACATTATTCTTTAATGTTTCAACAAACTCAGTATCAGAAGATCCTTGTTTAACAGATTCAGGTCTATACCTCCAATTCTTAGGAGCATGGAACTTAGGAGCATCTGATACATATCTTCTTGATACTTCATTATAAGTGAACCCTATAACATGCTTAAATCGCTGACGTGCTACAAAGATAGGTACTGTTTCTCTCATAGTAACAGTAGCATGTGTAAAGGGTGTGAAATGATCATGCTCTGCAAGAAATCCAATTAGTTTCTTATCATTTTCTTTCAAGATAGGAACAAATGCAGATAACGTACATATTCCATTTTCATCTTGCTCATCGACATAATTATCTACTCCTACACCTTCAGAAGTTTTATTAAATGATACTCTAGCTGAGTTAACAACTGAGATATCATCACCCATGTGATCAATATATTCTGCTTTCATTTTATATCCTTTTCATTATAATTAAAACGTAAACCCTGAAGTATCTATTTTCTTTTGTGTAGGTACATGAGGATTTGAGGTTCCCTGATCTACCTTTATTAGTGTTTGTGCAGAGTCTTCAACATCATAAAGTCTCATCTTAGGTCTATCAACTCCTATAACAAATCGTTTATTAGTACCTATATCGGCATAACGATTCTTTAATTGTTTAACCATTAACTGATTTAGATTAGCTAGTTCTTCTGTTGATATTAGTGCAAACATCATGTCTGCTGTTGCTGGGAGTCCAAATGACTCAGAGGTGTCTTCAAGACCTACATCTGAGTTAGAAAACCCTGATCTTGTTGTTTGTGTTGCGGAGAGAATAGGTACATCAAATTCTACAGCTAAACCTCTCAGTTCTTCTGCAATTGATTTAATATAAGAATAGGTATTAACAGAACCTCCTAACCCTTTAATTCGACTTGATGCACATATATTAAGATAATCAATAAAGATAATATCTGGTATAAAGTTCTTCTTTAACTTTAGTTCATTAAGGAGAGCTCTGAAATGACCTACATGAGCTGACGCTGTAGGATACTCCTTAACAATTAACTTACCAGTAGTCTTCGCTGATATCTTCTTTACTTTATTTATAAAGGTCTTTTGCCCTATAGATTCAATATCATTTAATGATACATTCATAAGATTGGCATCAATACGTTCTGCAATACGTTCTTCTGCCATCTCCATAGTAATATAAAGAACGTTCTTATTCTGCATTAGGGCCCCACCAGCGACATGACACATAAAGAGAGATTTCCCTACACCAGTCCCAGCCATACAGATATTTAATGTTTTATTCGGAAGACCACCTTTTGTAATTTGGTTAAAATAGTCGAGATCAAATGGTACACGCTTCTCGACTCTATTATAGAAATCATACCTACTAGCAGAAGCATCGAGATAGTCATGACCAATATTCCTATCAAAGGAAACGGCAAGTGCGTCAGACAATATGTCAGGTATTGCATTTTTAGTTAACTCCTTACTCTGCCCATCTATGATTCCTATAGAGTCCATAATGGCAATATGAATAGCCCTATCCTGACACCACTTCTCCGTAGTGTCTAGTAGCCATTTCTTATCAGTTTCAGTATCTAATGGTTGAAATACTGATTCTAAGATACCTGTAAATTCCCCTACATCTGATATCTCTTCAGAATAATTCTCAAGTTCGATAACAAATGCTTCTTTAGTAGGTAGTGAATTGTATTTATTAACAAATTCAGTTACCAGCTTAAAAAGAGATTGATGGGAAGAATCGAAATATTCATTTTTAAGAAATGGGATAACCTGTCTAGTATACTCATCATTTTGTATTAAGTTCTTTAGTATCGTTGTTTGGATCATTAAGTAAACTATCCTCTAGTATATGTTTTAGAATGGCAGAAATGTAATCAAGAAACTTTCTGTCAGCGGATACGGATTCTATATCACCATCGGATTCTAATATCTTATAAGAGAATTTAAGTATAGGGTCCTTATCATCAGATTCATGAACCTTAATTTTACCATACTGATAAAACGTATTTCTAAATTCACCTGTTTTTATTCTAATAGTCCACTGCTCTTGATCTACAGACTCTACAAAGGTATAATCATCCTTTGTTATAGAAATTCCCATATAGTCGTCAGATTGATAATCTTCTTCTGTATTGATGTCCATTATACACTATTCCTCATCTATTGTCAAGTCTATCTCAGAGATATTATCTGCATATCCCAACTTGTATGATTTCTTTACAAACTCTTTAAAGTCTGTATCTTTAAAAATGGATTCCCAAAGGTCCTTCTCTCTTGTCTGTTTCTCACGCATTTTAGAACCAATAAGCTCTCCTGTTTCTTTATCTACTCTTTGGTACCACCCATTGCTTGGTTTTACAATATCACCAGAAGCGAGAGCAATATCCAATAATCCAGAGTATTCTGAAATACCTCCATTAAATTCAACTTTAATAGGAATCTTTGACTTCTCTCTAAGAAATCTTGATTTTTCAATATTGATAATAAAGTCATAACCTTCTATCTCCCCTGTGCCTGCTTTGTTTTGTCTACGACCTACAATCCATATATTATCTGCGGAATAGTAGATCCCTGTACCACCTGATACTACATCTTTAGGGAATAACCCAATCTCTTTATATGTATGATTAACAGCCATCATTGGTATATCACGCATTGTTAGATATGGTGTAATCATTCTAAACAATCCTTTAAGTGCTTTAGCACGTGACATATCAGCGACGGATTTACCTGATTTAGCATCTTCTAATTCTTTCTTAGATGCCAGATTACCAATTGAATCAATAATAATAACAACTTTTTCTTTACGTTCAACTTCTTCAAGCTGTGATACTAGATCAAACTTGAGTTCCTCTACATCTGTAATAGGTGTATGTAAAACTCTAGATGTATCAATATCAAACTGCTCAAAGTATTCTTGTGGTGATCCAAACTCTGAATCATAAAACAATAAAATAGCATCATCAAACTTCTTTAGATACGCAGCTGCTATCTTTAAGGCAAATGATGTTTTGAAATGCTTAGAAGGTCCTGCTAATACTGTAAGACCAGCAGATAACCCACCATCAATATCACCTGATAATGCTACATTCATCATTGGTACATCTGTTGTAACCATATCTGTATTCTTAAATAACATAGAATCTGACAATATATCAGTTCCTTTTATCTTAGAATTCTTTCTCAATTTTTCCATTAAACTCATTATCTACTACTCCTTACTTTGTTTATCCAACCATCCAGGTCCTGTACTATAAAAGTTCATTTCCCATAATTCTTTAACACCATATTTTATACGAGACTCATCTTTATTACCACCTTCATAAGGAATTGCCAACTTCTCATCTAATAATATCTCAGATAGTGAAGTGCCATCAGCAAGTATAACAGATCCTAAAATACGTCCAAACTTACCTTTCTTTTGAAGTTCAGTAGTTAAAGTAAATTCTGCATCTTCATACTCTAAAAGATCTTTAACACGACATTTAGCAGCTAGTCCCCATGACTTTTCATGTTTATGTCTAGTCCTTGATTCCGGTGTATCAATCCCTGCAAATCGTATCCGTTCCTTAATATAAATCTTAAATCCTAAATCAATTTCAGCATCAATAGTATCACCATCAACTACTCTAATTAATTTAGCTTTGTATTCGTACATAGTTATAACCTCTCTGTATGTGTTTTATACGCATAGTTTAATGCGGAATTTGCCTCTTTTAATATAGGTCGCTTTACATACCACGACCCTGTTCGTGAATCTAACTCTCTCATTAATACTTCTATTTCTTCTGCTGTTATTGGGTATTCTTTACGGATTGCATTAAAGGCTATAGATACCATCATCTGATACATCTTATGGTACCAACCTGTTTCCGATATAGCAGAATACTCAGATAACATCTTCTTATTAATAAATGGACAATTGGATATTGATGACCAATTATACTTATCCTTATTAACCAGTTTAGACTTACGGTGTTCTATTACTTGCTCTTGCATTTCAGTCGGTAACATATCTAGAAAATTAGAAGATCTATTCTTATCTATATATGTTACTGTCTTCATTAGGTTAGTTGGGTTAATGAACTTACCTTTAGAATTTGTAAATATGAAATTATAAGCATTTAAGTACTGGCCAGGTACATAGTACATTCTAGACAGATCTTTAGTTTGTGGGTCACCTAGTTCTGAGAATTCCGAATTTAAAGCAAACCAAAAATGTCTAATATTCTTAGCATATACTGGATACTCTAAAGGGAACACTAACCTAAACTTAGGGTAATCTATTCTTGATGATGCTGTAGAATAACAAACATAATAATAATGCCCAAATCTTTTATATAACTCTTCCTTTAATACAGAAGATTCTATCTTATGATCATCAACATCTAATGCAGCCCAAGTCCATAAAAGTACAGAATCATTATTCCGTTTCCCACCCTTGTTATATATGGCTGGTGATATAAGGGAAGATGAAGCTTTACTTTCTGTAGGTTTTTGAGATAACTGATACAAAAGATCCTCCATCTCAGCCCAGCTATTAAAATCCATTCGCTTGTGTGTCTTATTGTCAAACAGATTCTTAAATAAGGTTAATGAATATCTCATAGGTATATTATACTATAGTTTAGTCTAAATGTCAAGAGAAGAATGATTCTAGTGAAGCCCTTGGTTCTATCGACCACCCAATAGCATCTAAGATAGGTGTAATAGGATCAAGGAATGTCTTCTCAAACTGTAATGGATAATCAATATACTCGGACATATTAAGTTCCTCTGGTAGATAATCAGGAAATGATATAACATTCTCTTTAACAGGATTAGGTGTCTTTAGATATAGAAACTTAATCTTCTCCCCATTCTTAACTAATGTATACTTCTTTCTTAGCTTATTAATTATAATAGCATTATTATATATTAGAGTACCCCGAACATGAATAGGTGTTCCTTTGATATATAATCCACCGTTTTCTTTATCTAGATCAACCCATTTAGTTATATTAGTTACACCTCTAGGAAATGCCACTTCATGCGCAGGTCTTGAATAGAAGTAGTCTTTAAATTGGGCTATAGCATCTTGTACATCTACTTCATCTTTGATTACTATTACCTTAAATAACTCTTTAAGAGCATCACGACATATAGCAGGCGTAGAAGATTTAACGGCTTCAATACCCATTATCTTTAATTGAGGTTCATCATACTGTACACCCTCTGAGTTATGTACGTTTAAGATATAACGTTTCTTTGCAGTCCATATACCAACATCAGCAATAACTTCTCGATCCATTACCATCTTATTCTCATAAGCATTCATGTTATCAGATAGAGTTTGATATGATTTAGCCATCATAGGAACAAACTGCTCTTCACACATCTTATCAATAAGACCTACAGCCTTATCTTTAGATATATTAAACTTAGATACTAATGGTTCAAAGTTAACATAAAGGGAATCTGTATCAATAGCTATAACATAGTCTACATCTTCTGTACCTACTATCATGTTCATAAATCTATTAGTTGCTTTCTCAGCCCACCTAATACTTAATTGACCTGAGAGTGTAATACCTTCAGCTACTCTAAGATCATAGTATCTAAAGAACCTATTACCTAGAGCACCATATAAAGAGTTCATTAAAATCTTAATTGCCATTTGCTGATTATTAAGATTAGATATCTTCTTTACTAGTCTAAACGACTTATCCTTCTGAGACTCCTGTTTAGCTTTAAGCATATCATTCTTGATAACCTTTCTCTCAGAATAGAGGGTATCAATAATAGATGGGATAACTCCACGTTTTTCTTTAGAGTAATGAGAGCCATTAGCTGCAATTGATGTATCTGTAGTACACCAGTCTACAGCTTTATTGTTTAAACAGTAGTCTACATTAATACCCGGAGTTACCTCATCAAGCACGGTTTCAGGACTCATATTATACTGCATAATAAGATGTGGATATAGTGAGTTTAAATCAAATGATACAACCCAATTATGTTTACCTACCATAGGTGCTTTAACATACCCACCTGGGTACTCTGCTTTTGCATTAATCTCTTTAGGTGGTACAGCAATCTTCTGTTCTGTTAGTGTACGGTAGATAAAAGTATCCCATATACCAGTTGTACCAAATGCTTCTGTGTAGTTAACACCTGCTTTATAAGCTATAGTCATACATAATGTAATAAGACCCATCTTATCTTCAAACCGTTCTATTAACTCAACATCTTTAATATTATAATCAATGAACTTTTGATAATCATTCTTATATAATGAATGAAGTGTACCATACTCTTCATATGATATCTTACGTTCATCCAGCTCGACATGAGCTATATGATCTAACTTATAGGATTCTTGTTGTGAGTAAGTGAACTTCTTATATAGATCGAGGTAATCAAGTTGTTGTATACCTACAATCTCATAGAACTGAGAGGACTTACCCATTATAGTAACTTCTCTACGATCCACTAACCCCCAAGGACTTAATCGTTTAGAATAGGTTTCTGATAATACATTGTTTATACGATTAACCAGATAAGGCATATCGAAGAACTTGGTATTCCAACCTGTTATAACATCAGGTATATGTCTAGGTGAACTCCAATGACCAATGAACTTACGAAGTAGATCTAGTTCATCTAAACATTTAACATATTCTAGTTTAAGCTCTGTATGAATAGAAGTTGATATATCAAAATCCCCCATACCCCATACATAATAGGTATCATCTATAGAGGATTTGAGTGCTATTGATATAACTTCATGTGCAGCAAACTCAGGCTCAGGGAAACCATCATCAGATGCAACCTCAATATCGATTGAAGTTACATTGATCTTATTCCTTGCAAATGGTATCTTACCTGGGTACTTCTGTTGAATGAATTGGGCAATGTAGTTAGCATTGCCGTGAATCTTTAGATTATTTATAGACTCTGTAGTTTGAAGAAACTCCTTAGCTTCTCTCATAGAGTCAAATACTAACTCCTCTAAAGGTTCACCTTTAAGTGATTTCCATTTAGAGGATTTCTTGTGAAAAGGTACAAATAATGATGGTTTAAACGCAATGCGTTCTTTAGTAGGATGACCAGAATCATACCCTCTTAATAATAATTTATTACCGAATCTGTTTACTGAAGTATAGAAATTTGTCACAGGTTATCACCGTTTTATCATAATTATACATATTATACACTATTTCAGCTTAGATGTCAAGTGACAATATTAAGGTCAGGGGTAATAATGGCAGGTTCTTTTTCCTTATAACCTTCAATTTCCTTTACTAATTCACGATACTTCTCTTTCATTTCTTCCATTGGATCTACAATAAACATAATAAACTGCGCAGGATTATCAATTACCAATTCGGACACATCAGCATAAGGCATATAAGGTACAAACTGTAGCTTACCTTCAGCTGCAGGTATGATAATAACTGGTTGGAATATTGTTTCAGTTGCGGACTCATAATTACATAATAACTCTTCACCTGAAGAAAGACGTACTATTTTGATATTTTCTTGTTTCATTTATTCACCTATTTAAAAAAAGAGTACCTATTTCTAGGTACCCTTTATATATATTAACCTAACAGTAGTTCTTCAGCTGTAGCGGAATCACCATCTCTATTAATAGGGATGCGTTTAGGTTTCTTCTCTTCCGGAACTTCAAGTATTAACTCAATATAAAGAATACCATCAATTAGATTAGCTCTAGATACAACAGTATATTCAGAAAGTTTAAATTCCTTACGAAACTTGCGGGATGAGATACCCTTATGGATATATTCAATATTCCTTTTAGTTTCGTCAGAGTTACCAGTAATACATAGAGTAGAATCTTTTACTTCAATATCAAGCATAGGGAGAGAGAATCCAGCAACAGCAAGTTCAACTATTGTTTTGTCCTCAGACACTTTAGTGATATTATATGGGGGATATCCCGAATCAGACTGTTGACCTAAACGTTCAAGATCATTGAACATCTCATCAAAACCAATATATCTGGGGGATCTTGGAAAAGTAAAATTTTGCATAGTTTTGCCTCCTTAGAGCACATTGTTATATTCCCTGACAATCAGGCGAATATTTAATTACCAATATAGAACATTAACCTTTTAGTGTCTAACGTTACCTATATTGTACTTGGGTGATAGAGTCCATTTCTTCTTTTCAGAAAAAGGTATAATCTTTATCTGTTTAAGAGGAGCTCTATCTTGTGAAAGGGATTCATCTAGTATAGTAACTAAACCCCAATCTGATAACAATGTAGAAATAGTATTCCTACGTTGTACATCATTCTCTAGTAGATTATTTGGTTTGCCATCAAGAATGAATAATTCTTTAAAATGCACAATAAAATATCTACCTTGTTTATGTAGTATATGACAAGACTGGCTTAGTATATTACCCTTGCTTGGGTTAGATGGTATACCAATTCTTGTAAGTGTTTCTTTGACTTTTAAGAAGTCGTCTGGTTCGTTTAGACGAACTTCCAGCATAATATCTGGTGTCCATTCCACGATTTCATTATTTTCTAATTCCACCTTTGCTCACCGTTTCCTTTATTCTTATAATTTCATTATCACCTAACAGGGGCAGTACTGCTTTTGCTTTCTCTTCGGAATATATATAGTATTCCATTACTGCAGTTATTGTTTCTGTATTATCAGGTTTAGCCCATTTAGAAAATCGTTTACTCTTTCTAATTGTATTTATAAGGAAATCATATTGTAAACGAGAGTCAATATGATGGTGGATATTCATTTCATTTGCTAAGAGAACTGTATCTTCAAAGTAAGATAATGACCTATTAATAATAAAAGGTTCATATATAGCTTCAGTTACATCATCCACCATAAGGTTTTTCTTAGTAAAGTTGATTGAACTTACATAGTCAAAGAGTTTCATTTGAACTCAACCGTACTCATTACCTCAGTAAGACAGGCTACCATATTCAATTCTTTATCTGCAACCCAAGCATCTTTAAATTGATACTCTGCTAAGATAAGAATAGCAGCTGGTATAGTTTCTGGTCTAATATACTCAGACATTGTATTATACAACTTACGAATAATTACAGGTGTGTCTTGATCAATATTATTAACAACCCACTTACGCATTTGTGAGAAGTCTTTTGCTTTAAGATACTTCATTAGATCTGAAATATCTACATCACCAACTTCAGTTAAGATACCAGCATCAATTGTATTAGATCCAGAGATAGCATACTTTTGTAGCTCATTTAAGGTTCTACGGAAATCAGGGAAGAACTTTTGTGTTACAGAAATCAAAGCCTTCTCATCATATGTTACTGATTCATCAGCTAAGATACTTTTAATTCTATTAAAGAATTGAGATGCAATTGCTGGTTTCTGGCTCTTAGGAATAGTAAAGTCAATGTTAGAACATCGAGAGTGAATAGGCTCGATTAATCTATTTTTAAAATTACACGTTAAGATAAACCTACAGTTTTCTGAGTACTTTTCTATAAAGTTACGAAGTGCAGGTTGTACAGAGTGCAGATTAAGATAATCGGCCTCATCAAGGATAACAACTTTATGACCACCACTTAATGAAACAGAAGATGCAAATTGTTTAATCTTGCCACGAAGTGTTTCAATATTACGTTCATCAGATCCATTAATTACAATGTAATCAAGACACATTTCTTCACAAAGTGCTTTAGCAACTGTAGTTTTACCAACACCAGCAGAACCAGAGAACAACATATTAGGAAGTTCACCAGACTCAACGATGTTGGTAAATACAGATTTTAAAGATTCAGGTAGAATTGTATTAAAAACTATCTGTGGTCTGTATTTCTCACACCACAGAAATTCATTATCATTACTCATTATATATTCACCAATTGTTTAATTATATACTATTATACACTATCACTGCAACAATGTCAAGCGTTATTCTTTAATTATTGCAGCGATAATATCTTCAAATTCTTCTACCTTTTCGGTTCTATTAGGCCAGTAAATGTAATCCTTGTCTGGATTTGCTTTCAAATTAGACAATAAAGGAAGTATTGCATTATACAAATTGTTTAATCTCTCGTCAGATTCATGTAGACGTTCAGATTGTATTTTAACTACTTCTTCTTTAGATGATTTAAGAGCCTTTACAGCTTCTAACTCATCCTCATCAACCGCCGTAAAACCGAAATCAAACATGATTACGGAGCGTCCGTAGTTGTTTCAGGTTCAGAACCTTCTCCTGGAGTCTCTTCCTGTTTAGGTGC